ACTTATCAGGTAGAGCCTAACTACACCTGCCACTTATAAACAAATAGGCATAGTTCGTGGGAGGAGCGGCAAAAGGATTAAAATTTGTCGGTGGTTCGAGTCCATCCGCACTTTGAAAAAACAGGTGTGTAGCTCAGTTGGTAGAGCAAAAAAAGGCCGTCCAGAAATGAGCGGCTTTTTTTATTCACGAAAAATTATTATTGAAAAAATACTTTCCGTATTAAAATAATATTCTACATTTACGAAGTATTTAAAGCATAATAGCTTTCATACATGAAAATTGAATATCCTTATAAATAAAAACTTCTCGTTTTTATGTTCCCCGCTGGCAGTTCTGTACAGCGGCATTCCCATTTTAAAAAACATTGCGAACGGTGCAACTGAAAAAGGTGCAACGGCATTGCCATGTCAACATAAACCAAAATTCAATTTCAAATGAAAGAAAAGATCATTGCGGCGTTTAAAGTTAAGTATCCCGGCATAAACCTGAGCAAAACAAGATTGGCAGCTATTGCGACCAAAATTGAAACAAAGGTTATTGACGATGAGACTAAGATTGATGCCGCCCTTGCAGCCATGGACGAAGTTTATCCTTTTGCAGACATCGCAAAAGACGATGATAAGGTAAGGACATTGGAAGCAAAGCTAAAAACCCCTGCCGGTGAAACCCCTGCACAAAAAGCAGCCCGTGAAGCAGCGGAGGCAGCAGCAGCACTGGAAACGGACAAAGACACGCCAGCCTGGGCGAAAGCATTAATTGAGCAAAATAAAACATTGGCTCAGGACCTGGCGGCGATCAAAGGCGAAAAGGTGGCCAACACCATTAAAGGCAAGGCAACCGAATTGCTTAAAGAGGTTCCGGTAAGCTATTGGGGCAAACGGGCTATTCCTGACACGGAGGAGGCATTGCAGGACTTTGTTACTGAAGTAACAGCCGACTATGCAACTTTTAAAAAGGAAATGACCGATCAGGGTTTAAGTGTTCTTTCAGCGCCCAAAACGGGCACAGGTGGAGGCGATGGCGCAAAGGCCGTTTCACCTGAAATAAAAGCCTTTGCAGAAAAACAAGCTGCACAATCTGCGAAAGCAGTGACAGCGTAACAACATTTTTAAAAACAAAAATTTAAATCATGTCTATAGGAATGACAAGGGAGGTAGGAGTAAATTCTATTCCCATTTGGCAAGGCACTGGTAAAGACATCCAGCTTGCTCAGGGAGGCTTCTCCCTTGCCGCCACAGGTTTGACCGCTGGGGCAGTGATCCCGGCAGGTACCGGATTTGTGTTCGATGAGGCCACAAGGGTTGCAACATTGTGGGGCGGTGCTGTATTGTACGCCGATGCTACGGATGTAGCAACCACTTACCAGGTAAAGAAAGGCCACACGTTTGTTGTGGGCAAATACCTTGCTTCTGTAGTTGGTGGTAAAGCGTATGCAATCACAGCGATTGACACCACCACCAGCACCCTGTATGATATCCTTACCGTTGGCACAACCCTCGGAGTGGCATTAACAGCAGGCGCAAATTTCTTTTCTTCAACCGCAACCGGTGCCAGTGCAGCAGCATTGCCAGCAATCAACGGTTTACTTTATGACGACACATTGGCCAACACTGGCGAAAGTGTTTCATTGGTGATCCGTGGTACTGTTTACGCAAGGAGAATACCATTCACTTACAGCACCGCTTTGGCTGCGCTGACAGGAATGAAGAACATCATTTTTTCACAATCTAAATAACCTACAGTGATAATACCTTCATATTTTCAGACGTTGGCTCAGAGCCAAAATCTGCAAGCCTTGATCGACGCATCACAGGCTAATTTAGAACAGCAGTCCATTTGGAGGCGTTGGCTTAACCTGGGCCTGCCGCAAATGTCACTGAACTTCGACAGCGCAATTGGCCGTGATCGTATCGCCGCAGCTGCGTCTCTCGTTGACAGCGATGCGCCGGCACCATTAAGGAGCCGCAAAAAACTGGAATTGTACAAAGGCAAGATCCCCGCGATTAAAGAAAAGTTCCGCATGAACCAGGATGATATGAGGTCATTGGAGGTTTTGCGTGCTTTGCCTTTGGCCGGTGGTAACAGCGATGTATTGATCCAGTTTCTTAACAAAGACCTGCAGGAAGCTTCTGTATCAGGTGATAAGCGTGTTGATCTTATGTTGCTTCAGGCAATATCCACGTTGTCAATTGATATCAATACCACCAACAACCCTGATGGTGTGGCTTATGGTACAATTGATCTTTTGCCACAGTCTTACCAATCCCAGGGCGTACCTGTGGCCTGGCAGACTTCAGCAACTGCAACGCCGATCACGGATATTGAAAACTTTATCACCATCAATCGTGATACAAGGGGCCGCACATTCGGAAAAATCCTGATGTCAATGAGGCTGTGGAATTATTTTAAGAAAACAACGGAGGTTAAAAACTTCATTGCGACTTTTTATAATACCGGCAAAACAACCAGCGCCTACGCTGTAACTATTGACACGGTGAACGAAATGTTCATGGCAAACAGGTGGCCAATGATTGAAATAGTTGAGCATAACACGCACATTGAAGTTGACGGAGCACCTACTTATGTACGTGGCTTTGACGACAACAACGTGGCGTTTGTTCCCGATGGAAAGATTGGCACCCTGTTCAATGCTGTTTCAATGGAAGAAATGCACCAGGTAGCAAACAAGACCTATGCGAAATTCGGTCCTACCCTGGTAAGCAAATGGGCTGAATCAGATCCGCTGGTAGAATTTACCGGAATGGAAATGAACGCCTTCCCATCGATCAACATTGATGCGGTGTATGTATTGAAAACGCAAACCGTTCAGGCTTCATTTGTATAATGACAAACACCGAATACATAAAGGCTCAGGTTGGGTTCTCTACTTCAGATGCAAACGTATTTGAGGCGGCTCTGCTGGATGCCGGAGTGGTCGGCGCAAGTACTTACGATGTAGTCAATATGTTACTCTTAAAAACTGCTGCAATATCGGTGCTGTACTTAATTCTAAGTACACCCGATACTGCGTCAGGACAAGGGGAAACGGCAAACAGTATCAAATATGACCGGGATGCCATTCTTAAAAGGATTGCAGTACTGGAAGGTGAAACAGGTGCAGCCACATTGAGGCCAACCATAAAAGGGGTTTCAGCATGGTAAAGCCGTTCCTGCCTGATATCATAAAAGATATTGTTACCAGGGTGGATGCCTCTTTTAGCACAAGGGCAACAGACCCGTTTGATGTGTTCTTTGATAAAGGCCTGCTTCAACAGGTAATAAAAAGCGTAAACAAGGCGGAGGGCAACTTTCCTTTGGTTTGGCTGGTGTATAAATTCAATGAGGAATTTGGTACTGCAGTAGGTATTGAAGAGGAAGTTTCTTTTCAATTAGTGCTGGCAATGCCCACTGATAATAAATACACTCAGCAGCAACGGGAGGATATTGTTTTTAAACCTCGTTTGCTTCCTATCGCTGAGCAGCTGCTGTTTGAAATTCGCCGGGATAAATGGTTTAGCCATAAACCAGGCGAAGGCGGGATAAAATACAGCAGGCACATAGCACCCTATTGGGGAGGGAGCAGCATACCAAACGGAACGGATGCAAACAATCTGTTTTGGCAAGGGCAGCCAGGCTCCGGAAAATTTGCGGAGGCCATTTTTTTGAATTTTGAAAAGTTGAAAATCAAAAGAAGGCCCTGCGCTGAATCCGGCGGTTATCCAGTAGCCGACGTGAGCACATACCCGATAAGCAGTAGCCGGTTAACGTTCTTTGATGATATCGAGTTGATCGTTGACGGGTCAGAGGATTACGATCCGGTTGACGGTGCCACATCAGTTGTCATTCCCGAATTGATCGGGAAGGATTATGAAGTTGCGCAAAGGTCATTCGGACAGCTGAGGAGGCGCAGGTCAGTTGAAATCGTTCCTGATACTGTCAACGGGGGTTTTGCCTTATCAGGCGGTATAAAGTTTTCTGCAGGGGATACTTATGTTATTAAAATAAGGCCCATGTATTTATCA